CCATGTAATCGGGTACAGTGTGTACCGACTCTCGTAGTCCCTTCGGCGCCTTGAGCATCTGCTCGGCTACCCATTGCAACACCGATCGCTCCCGTCCGTGAGCGCGGTCTCGTCTGTTGCTAAGTTGACGGAATAGAGGTACAAAGGGATATATGACGGAATACGCGAAGAGTAAATCGTCAAAATATCGTCTCGCATCATCACGCGTTCTGCAGTGAATGTGCGACCCAGCGGTGGCAAATATTTTTCTCGGGTCGGCCACCCAAACCCATTTTTCTTCTCCCGCCTCGTTCTGGGCACGCACAAGGCGCGACTGACAGAACTCTATCTGAAAGATGTCTGATGACATTGTTTCCAGCTTCAGCTCATGTCCCATGTCGAGGAAAATACGGGGGAAGCCCTCTTTGACAGTATCAACATCGTCGGGATGGACAAATATAATACAGTCGTCACCTTTATCGGCAATGTCGAAGCGTTTGATGCCCAACACGTGGAAGCAGGTGATAACTTTTATAGTCATTGAGGTCTTGTTGGAAAAGGCGGTGTCCTTGGAGCCAGAGATTCGGATGGAGTCGATAGTCACAGTATACTCAGGAGTATGGATCTTGACATTCTTAGTCACATCAACGATGGGGGAGATATCGTGATTTGGGAAGCACTTCTTCTGAAACCAAATCTCTGTCTCTCGGTCACGCACATGGGCGTCCCATCCCTTGGCATCCAAACCTATTAAGTAAGGATACACGCCATATTGTCTTTTGAAGAATTCATACTTGTATATCATCAACTCGGCCTCCTTCTCCTTGTTATACCCTGAGACAATCCAGCGGTTAGGGACGCCGGTATCCTTGCCACGGGGACAATACTTCCTCATAGGGCCCATCGCCGACAAGTGCTTACAGAGGTAGGCATCAAGCGGGTTGATGATTTGGCCGTAGAGAATGTTCATCTCGGGCGGGGGACAAAGTATGAGCCGCGTCTTTTTCCCTTTCTTTATCTCTGGCGCTGGCTGGATCAACAGAGGAAGACTCGTCCCGGGGACCGTGGCCAGTGAGGCGGCGGCTATTTTCTCGCACTTAGCGAACCCGGTAACGGCTGAG